TGTAATTGACCCGGTTACAACGGACTACGAGTACCTGTTGAACAAGGACGTTAACTTTATTAGGGCTGCGTATCCGAGCGCATCAGATTCTGGCGCACCGGCTTATTACGCATTATTTGACGAAAACACATTCATTTTGGGACCTACTCCAGATGCAGCATATACGATGGAGTTGCATTACTACTATTACCCAGAGTCCATCGTCACTGCTGGAACAAGTTGGCTTGGTGATAATTTTGACTCCGTACTTCTTTATGGCTCTTTACTAGAAGCGGCGGCTTTTATGAAGTCGGATGCCGATGTAATTAAAAACTACACCGACAGGTACAACGAAGCCCTTCTACTGGCTAAACGGCTTGGTGATGGTATGGAGCGCAGCGATGCCTACAGGTCTGGTCAATATCGGATGCCGAATCTTCCTCAAAATACTGGAGTTCGGTAAATGGCCTTCCAAGGAAACTTTACTTGCGATGTATTTAAGTCAGGCCTGCTCAATGCTGATTTTGACTTTGCAACAGACACAATCGAGATTGCGCTTTATACAAACTCGGCTACTTTAAACGAGGACACAACTGAATATACAACAACCGGCGAGGTAGTGGCTTCTGGATATACGGCTGGTGGCAATACGCTATCTCCGACGGTATCAATATCGAACAACGTGGCTTTTGTGACCTTTGCCAATACATCTTGGTCTGGAGCGTTTACAGCCCGTGGTGCGCTAATTTACAAAGCCGGTGCTAACGGGGCTATTTGCGTGTTGGACTTTGGATCAGACAAGACTTCTGTGACGACATTCCAAGTTGAATTTCCACCCGCTACATTTAATAGCGCACTTATAAGGATCTCCTAATGTTCACTTCTTTTCACTCTGATCCACCAAAGGTTGTGATAGCCCCGATCATCCCGAAGGATGAGGTTTGGGTTGCAGCCGAAGAGTTTGAGATGAAGGGTGAGTTAAATGCTGGACTGGATACGGTCTTGGCAAATGTCAGGCACAACACTCGACTTGGGTTCCAGCAGGTTCAGCCATACCCGACCAATAACATAGAGGTGATGCTGGTTGGCGGTGGGCCGTCAGTAAAGTCCCAGATCCCGCAGATCCGCAAACTCAGGGAGCAGGGCGTAAAACTTGTTTGCATGAATAACGCCTACCAATACTGTTTGGATCACGACATTAAACCATCGGCTTATATCATGGTGGATGCTCGTCCCTTTAACGTTCGATTTGTTGAAAACACCATCCCAGACTGCAAATACTTTATTGCGTCGCAATGTGACCCGTCGGTATTTGATGCTTTGTCAAAGGTTCGGGATCAGACCTACATTTGGCATACCAGCGCTGAAGAAATTCAGGAAGCGCTAAAAGAGGTTTACCCAAAATGTTACCCAGTCCCCGGTGGCTCGACAGTCTTGTTACGGGCCATACCTTTGTTTAGAATGTTGGGATTCAAACGTTTCCATGTTTTTGGGTGCGATTCGTGTCTAGAAGATGGGGCGCATCACGCTTATGAGCAGTCGGAAAATGACGATCAGTTGGTCATGCCCGTGCGGGTAGGCGGCAAAGAGTTCAAATGTAACCCGTGGATGGTTTCTCAGGCCCGTGAGTTTATCGAGTTAGTTGGTTGTATGGGTGATGTAATGGAGTTGGAAATCTACGGCGGGTTGCTCCGTCAAATTTTGGAATCAGGCGCTCAACGTGCCGCTTTAGAGGAGATTTAAAATGGCTGCTTCAGCATGGCAACTTTACAATGATGGGAAACGTTACATTGGTAACGGCACCATCCAACTCGGTGTTAATAACTTCAAGATGGCGCTATTCCGTAGTGCCAGTAATGCGTCTACCTTCACCATTAGCACCTTTGCTTCTTTGACCAACGAGATCTCTGCTACTGGCGGATACGTCTCAGGCGGAAAAGCATTGGTTCCTGCTACGGGTCAATGGACGACTGGTGCATCGGCAAAGCAGATGAAGTTCACCTACTCGACAGTGGGTCTGACCTTTACGGCTTCCGGTGCTTCGCTGACTAACATTAAGTACGCTGTGATTTATAACTCAGCAGGAAAACTTCTGTGCTTCTGCCAACTCTCGTCTTCGCAGTTTACGGTAACTTCGCCTAATACTTTGACGATTTTGCCTGCTGCAACTGGCGTATTTACGCTGACCTAAAATGGCTTGGGGTTCCGGCACTTGGGGTAGTGGTGAATGGGGGGCTAATGTTGCCGCCCCTAGCGTTTGTCCTGTTGTTATTTCTGGACAAGCACCAGTAGTAGTCTCCTTAGTTTTTATTACGCCAAACGCTGGAAGTTTAAATTTAGTTGGTTCAGCACCTTCTTTAGTTTATGACTCAATTATCCCCGGAGAAGCCAGTCTTAACATTGTTGGATTTTCACCTGAAGTATTTAGAAATATTGACGTAGTTCCGGGTTCGGGTGCAGTAGCAATAGCCGCAAATCAACCGGTCGTTGTTCAAGATGTTAGGATTACACCGTCAGTGGGGGCGGTGACAAGTGCAGGTGTAGCACCCACAGTATTAGATGGACGGGTTAGATTCCCGTCTACAGGAACATTAAGTCTTGTTGGCTCTGCTCCGACTGTTTTGCAGTCTAAAGTAATTACTCCAGCAAGAGGTCAATTGACTTTAGTTGGGGTTTCACCGACCATACAAAATCCCAACTGGGTATCAATTAATGATTCACAAACCCCTAATTGGTTGCCGGTAGCGGCATAGGAGTATTAAATGACAATCAATCGTACAACCCTTCTGGATCTTCCCCTCCCAGTTACGGGGACTGAATCCGGTGTTTGGGGTGACATCACTAACAATGGCCTGTCTCAATACCTCGATATTGCGATTGCGGGGCGAAACGCTCTAACAAGTGCAAACTTCACAGCCGGTGCGCTGACTCTTTCTCTAACCGAAGGGGACGCTTCAGCAACCAATATTGCGGCGACAAGTGCTCAGTACGGAACCCTGTTTGTTTCTTCTCTAGCGGCTAATTCAACGATTACGGCTCCTAGTTCAAACCGGGCTTACCGAGTTGTTAACGCTGATGCAACCTACACGCTGACAGTTAAGGCTTCTGGGCAGACTGGTGTAACACTTTTACCCGGACAGACTGCGGTTGTTGCATTTAATGGAACGGATTATGTTTTTGTTGGCATGGTTGGTGCTGGCACCGTAACTGATGAAGCAATCACACGATTTAATGGTACAACAGGCAAATTAGTACAAAACTCATCAGTGACCATATCGGATGCGGGCGCTGTTGTTGCGCCGCAAGCAGGTTCAGTCATTCCGTTTTATTTTGATAATCAAGCGGCATTTCCGTCTGCCAGCACTTATCACGGTGCAGTCGCCCACTCACACGCAGATGGGGCAATGTACTTTGCACACGGCGGAAGTTGGGTTAAATTATTAAACGTGGGTGTTGTTTCTGGGGTAACGCAACTCGATGTAGACAACCTCCGTTTAGACGGCAACACGCTTTCCTCCACGAACTCAAACGGCAACATCACTCTTGCCCCTAACGGCACAGGTCGGGTAGAGGTCTCTGGCACATCCTCAAATGCCGGTGGTATTAATCTTTACGAAGACACGGACAATGGCACAAACAAGGCCCTGCTGACCGCTCCTGCGGCATTGGGTTCAGACATTACGGTGACTTTACCGAGTCAGACCGCAACCCTTGGGTACATCAACATCCCGCCAGTAGGCACTAAGACCGGCTCCTACACACTTGCCACAACCGATGTCGGTGAGTATGTGCAGGTCGGCTCTGGCGGCTCGATTACCATCCCAGATGCGACATTTGCCGAAGGCGATGCAATTTCTATTTTCAACAACACCTCTGGAAACATCACTATTACCTGTTCAATTACTACAGCATATATCGCTGGAACAGATTCTGATAAAGCCACAATGACCTTAGCAACTCGCGGCGTAGCGACTGTATTGTTTATCTCCAGCACAGTTTGTGTCGTCACAGGGAACGTATCGTAATGTCATCCTCACAACAACTTATACTTGGCGAAGGCGCTGGTGGAGCGCCAGCAGCCTATCAGATCGAGCGCAGCCTGCGGTTTAACTCTGCGGATAGTGCGTATCTGAACCGGACTCCTGCGTCTGCTGGTAATAGAAAAAAATGGACTTGGAGTGGGTGGGTTAAACGAAGTCAGATTACGCCAGCAGCAGATTTAATGCTTTTCAGAGCAGTAGACGGTGTTGCTAACTTTAATT